GCGTGGCGCTGCTGGTGTCGCCCAGATAGACGTTCGTCACGTCGATGTTGCCCTGCCCGACGCACAGCAGCATGTAGAGGTACTGCACGCCGCTGTAATTCGCATCGTAGGCGCCGGGATACCATTCATAGGTGGTGAAGGGCTGGGCGATGTAGTCCGGCGTGGTTAGCACCGTCCCGTAGATGACCGGTATGGCATCGCCGATCCGCGCTGCATTCTGGTCGCCAGAGACGTTGTAGACCGACACCGGCCCGCCCTTGGGGCCCGAGCGCTCCTTCGGCTGGAAGAAGAAGTAGTTAATCGCAAAGGATGCAGCCGACAGGACGGCGGCGATTGCCAGGTTGATGGCGATCGCGGTCAGGAAACCGCCGGTCGGATCCGCAGGCATCAGGGCGATGATGGCAACGTCGTCCTCGCCGATCTGCCGGTCGAGGTCATCGAGGGGCTGCTCTTCGCCGTTCATGTAGAACCGGATCGGCATGCCGAAGCCGGTGGGGTGATGTTCCTGCAGCCAGTCGATCACCGGGGTGCCGGAATCCACCGCATGCAACTCGCGGCTTTCCGGCGCGAGCGGGTTGCGGAGCAATACTAGCGATGCCAACGGTAGAACTCCACGCTTGGATACAGGCCCATGAACCGCGGCAGATGGTGCCAGACGGAGCCGAACGCCTTAGAACAGTGCAGAACGCCGCCATGCATGAACACGCCGACGTGATGGGGTCGGAGCGTGCTGCCAACGACGGCAATGTCGAAATCTTCCGGGGCATCGACCTTGACCGACTGCCGGCGCGTGGCCTCGTCCGTCATGGCCGCGGCAATGGCGCGGGAAGCCCCTTGCGGACCCGGCGCATCGGCGTACCAATCCGGCAGTTCAATGCCAAGCCCCACCCGGTAAACCGCCATAACGACGCCATAGCAGTCGAACGCATCCGGGCCTCTCGCCCCCTCCCGGTACGGCAGGCCAATGAACTCGTTGATGTCCATCTAGCGCCGCAGTCCGGGGAAGGTTGTCACATCGTAAAAATTGTACGGGAACGCCCGGTTGAGAACGTCCGTCCGTGTCGCCGTAGCTGATACGGTTTCCTTCGTCACCTCGACGCCCGTGATCACAAGCCGAAGCGGCGGCGAGTTCTGCGGCAGCGTGGACGCCTGGTCGAGATACACCCGATAGATGCAGACGATCGGCTCGGTGCCCTTGCCGATGGCGTACTCGAGCGGATCGATGAGTTCCTGCCCGATATTGGCGATTGTCAACGATAGGTCTTGCTGCCCCTTGTTGTCGATCTTTGGCAGGATCACCCGGAACGGGACCGGCGTGAACACTTGCGCTCGCGATGTCGTTTCGAGCAGAAATGTCCAAGCCTGATTATCATTGGTCAAATAGTAGGTGCCGGCCGGAAACAGCGAATGCGAAAGGGCGATCGTCTCGACATAGCGTTGCGTGGCGGGTGCCGACGCATAGATTGCCTTGAGGGCTGCGGAGATCGCCATCAGCGTCCGGACCTCTTGAGGCCATAGCCGCGCTGCATTGCCGTGTCGAACTTGTTGCCGCCACGGATCGCCATCTCGGCAATCGCCTCCTCGACCATGACACGGACATCGCCATTCATGCCGCGGGATGCCGTCACGTTTGCCGAGGAGTTATTGATCACCGTCACGTTGACGTTCGAGCCGCCAGAGCCCTTGTCCATTGGCGTGATGTTGGCGGGTCCGTGGATGATCTCCGGGCCGTTCTCGCCTGCAATGCCCCACTTTCCGGAGCCGAGGTTTCCGCCATCAGCATAGAAGCCGCCGAAGGACATGCCGCCAAATGAGACACCCATGCCGCCCGTGGCGCTGCTCGCGAGCATCGAGATCAGTTTGAAGATCTGCGACTTGATGATCTGGGCGGCCAGTTCTTCAAGCTGTTGCCCGATCGACTGCGCCATGCTGGTGAACGCCTGCCGCAGGCTCATCGTGCCCGAGATCAGTCCGACAATCGCATTCGATAGCGAGTCCGCAATCGTGTCGGCCATATTCTGCAGGGACTGCGTGACGGCATCCATTGTGGGGAGGCCCTGCGCCATGTCATCCCACAGCGTCGTGAATGCTTCCCCGTACCCGTAGATGTCATCTATGGAATCGTTCGGGATGTACTCTTTTGCCGCCTTGGCGATTTTCTCTTTTGTCGCAGCCGGCATTCCGTAGGGGTTCACGGTCGGCTTGGTGACGCTATAGCCGTTGCTGGCGCTTAGGTTGGCAGGAAGATCACCCTTGGTATTGAGATAGTCGCCTTTGCCGGGTGCAGTTGTGACGCCATCCCGGCTATCCTGAATGGCCTGAAACTTCGCCCGGAGGTCAGGAGAAACGGCATAACCGCCGCCCCGCGCAAGCCCCTGAATAATCGTCACCGTCATCCGCTGCCAAGCGGCGCTGATGTTAGCGATTATTTCATTGTACTTTGTCTCGATCGCCTGCGCGGCCTTGACCTGTTCTTCCGCGAGATACCAGCCATCGTCCTTCATCTGGACAAAGGTGTCGTGCCATCCGGAAGCACCGGAGCGCATGGACTCGACAAGCTGGCGACCGACCTTGTCACCGAGGACGCCTGTGGCAATCGCCAGTTGCTCGGCCGGAGACCTCGCGGCCTGCAGCAAGTTCATGAAATCCAGGATCACCTGGTTCATTTCCTTGCCGGCAAGCGTTAGGCCGTTTGCATCGAAAAGTTGTGCAAGTTTCGATTTTGTGTCAGTCGATTGTTCTGCAATCGATTGAAGGCCGCGCATCATCACCTCGGACGATGCGCCCGAGGCCAGTGCCATTTTCTGATAGACTTGCAGCTGTTCAGCAGTAATGCCAATTGCTTCGGCCACGTCACCGAGATCCGCAACCTGGTGCAAGGCATCGATGGCGCGCGTGAACAGCGTTACAGCCGCGGCGCCCGTGGCGAAAGCCTTGAGCGAGTTCCCGAGGGTGGCGAGGCTTCCCTGCACCGACCGGACGCCGTTCGCAAACTCGGCGCTGTCAATTCCGAGTCTTACCCGGAGATTGCCGATTTCAGCGGTGCTGGTCATTGTCGCCCTTCAACTGTGCTGCATCGCCGCCGAATGCGAGAAAGATGCCTTTCATCGCCGCGAGCATTTCTTCGCCGGATTGCCGTCTTTTTTCGGCCGGTGCCTTGGAAAGCAGATCCTGAAGTTTCGGCAGTTTGTTCGTTCGGTCGAGCGCCACGATGTGCCAGGCGAGCCACATGCGCTCGTCCATCTCGCGATCGCGCCGCCGCATCGCACCGCGCATCTCGCGGTCTACCTCTTTCATCGTGATCTGCCAGAAGCGGGCCGGATCGAACCCGGCGGAAACCCATGTGAGATGCAGGGCTTCCCAATCGGTGCGGGCTTCCGGCTCTAGGCTTTTGGGGCGTCACCCGTAGCGGCAGGGAATGCCGCCGTGAGTGCCATGCTGATCGCCTCGACGGTTGCCGGCATCCCGGCGCGATCGATGATCTCGCCCGCACCCTTGAGGGTGATCTCGGAATGCTTCGACCGGAGGCCCGCCCACAACAGGGCACGAACGCTTGAGACGCGCTCCAGGTCGCCAACGATGACGTTGAGGCCCTTCCCGAGATGATCCTCAAGTTCGCAGATGGAATTCGTGCTGAACTTGAGCGTGTATTCGGTGCCAGCCACCCTGAAGGCGACCTCACCAAGTGCCGGGTTCGCCATGGTTTACGAATTCGCCCAAGTCGGGACGCCAGAGACCTTAAACGTCGCAGAGGCAGATAGCTTTTCACCAAGCGGAGATTGCATGCTGTAACTGGTGGGTATTGCAGTTACGACGAGATTCACTCCGCCATTATATGTCAACTTAAATTGACCTTTGCCAGCAGTAAGAGCGGCAAGAATTACGTCCGTTACGGACGGAACCCAATTCATCTCGATCGTCATTTCTCCAGCATCGATCAGCCCGGCGATGTACTCGCGGAAACTCGACGCCGAGTCCATATAGGTCACCTCAACGGCGTCCCTTTTGTAGCCAGGCCACGTAATGTTCGTGACTTCCGCCACCTGAACATAGGACGAGCCGTTGTAGATTGCGAAGTCGATATTGTATCCAAGGACCGCCGTGGAGGTCATGGTTAAATCCCTTTCGTCCAGATGTTGAAATCGAGGCTTGTACGGAACAGCTTGTCAGGCGTGTCCGTGTCGAAGAAATCGTCGCGTTCACCGATGAGGAATGCCCCCTCGAAACGGATGCCACCGGATGTGCCGCTGTAGCCGCTTAGGCGGGTTTCCAGGGCCCTCGCCGCAGCCTTGGCGCTGCCGTAGCTGGTGCCGATGCAATCGCACTGGACGCGGCTGGCAACAAAGCCTGTGGGCCCATTGTTCAGGCTCATGTCGCGCTCGCCGGCAATCCGGTAAAGCACGATGCGCGGATTGATGGTACCTTGCGGAGACCTCACCCAATGGATGCGCGTCCCGACAACCGACGCGAGGCCGGTGCCTGCGAGCAGATATGCAACAAGTGCCTCTTCCATCAGTACCCCGCTGCGATCATGGCCGCGATCGAGGCCCGGTATTTGACCTCGGCTGACTGCTTTTTGCTGCGTCCGACGCGGCGCGCGGCGCGGATGATCTCGCCACCGAGTTCCGCCTTGATGATGTCGAGGGCCTGTTTCTTCGTGGCATCCCAGGCTGGGCGCATGTAGGGCTGTGGCGCATCCTTGATGCTGCCGAATTCCATGATGTGGGCGTAGGGGATGGCACCCGTAGACGGGCCGACGAACAGTTCCGCAAAGGATCCCTGCCCCTTGGCGTCCCGTCGTGCCTGCCGCAGTGCCGAGCGGGCGGCCGCTACGCCCAGACCTTCCCGCATGGCCGCGGCGAACTCGGCGTTGCCCACCTTGTTCTTGATGCGGGTCGAGGCGATAATGCTGTCCCGCAGCTTGCCGGTCTTGACCGGAGCCCGCTGCCGTGCCGCATCGACCACCGGCTGCGCCGCCTTGGCAAGGGTGCGCTTGAGGACGTTCCTGGCGGTGGCCTTGGGCAACTCGCCCAGGGCTTTGTCCAGTTCCCGCAGCCCCTCGACCGATACCGTGAAACTCATGGCGCCTCGGCCCTCGCGGTCGCCGTGATCTCGAGATATTCCCGGCGGCCCAATTCCTTGACGCCGTTGAGATCATAATCGCGGCCATCGAAGGTCAGACGATCTTTCGGATCGAGGTCGGCTACCGTGGACGAGTAGCGGATCGTAAACCGGCTTTGCTTCGCCGCCAGCGTTTCGCCCGCGCGCATGCGTTCGGCATCGCTGACCGGGACTACCGAGGCCCACACCGTCGCCAGCGTGCTCCACGTCAGTTCGGGATCGTTGAAACCGTTCATGGTCGAGGTTGCCCGCTTTAGGGTAACCCTGCGGTCGAGGCGGCCGGCGTCCATTGTTACAGCTGGACGCCGCTATACTGGAACCGAACGTCAAGCACGGTGGTGCTCGTGGACATGCCGACGAGGCAGGCATATTCGCCCGTCCCAAGATCCGCCGCGAGGCAGATACCGCCGGGCGTGTCGGACAGGTAATAGGCGCTTCCGGCCGTCAGCGTGGCGCCGATCGTCACCGGGCCAGACCGCAACACCCGCACCGGCTGGCCGATGCCGCCGCCGTTGAGCGCAATGCCGGTGGCCTGGCGGATCTCGGCCGTGGCGGAATTGTTGTCGGCCAGATACCAAAGACCGTCCGACGCCTTCTTGTACAGCACCTGACCGGCGGTGACGGCCGCGCCGAGGTTGCCGTTTTCAGTCTCGGCACCCGTCCCGGCGATGACGCTGGCGGCGGTGATCGAAATATCAGCCATTTGTAATCTCCTTTAGGACCGGCGTCACACGCCGCGGCGGTGGTTGCAGATCAGCGCATTGACCGAAAATGGAAGTTCGGAGCCGCTTTCACCAACGACGGAGGCGTTGCGGTTCTCATAGAAGTGGCCGACCAGCATCAGCATCGCATGAGCGATCTCTTCCGGAGCCGCCGAGTATCCGATCGCCGCCGTCACCGTGATGCGCGAGCCATACTGGATCGCCGGCCACGACTGATTGGACTTGAGGACGATCCCGGCGTCGATGCCATCGGCGCGAAGTTCATAGACGTTGGTCGAAAGGGTCTGTGATGCCCCGTCCGTGTCGAGGTAGGCGATCGACGTGATTGAGGAAATCGGGGCTTCCGGAAGCCGGTCGAGGTCCGCAAAATAATCGCACTTCATGGTTGCGCCGGTACGGGCTGCAAATCGGACGCCGCATGCCGCTTCGATGTGTGCCCGTGCCGCCTTGATTAGCGTCCCGATCAGCGTGTCATCATCGGTGTGATCGACGCGCAGATGCGCCTTTGCCTGCGTCACCGTGATGGGCTCGGTGGCCGGCGCGGAAACGGAGGCAGGATACCACATCAGGACACCACTTTCGCGGGACGGCCACGGCGCCGCTTCTCTGGCGCGGGAGACTGCACAGCCCGCTCGATCGGCACGCTGTCATCCGGCACGGCATAGCCGCGCGAAATCATTGCCGCCGCCTCATTGGCCGCAAAGATGTCGGTCACATCGCCGGGGCTCAGATCAAAGCCAGCCCCGGCGGTATGAACCAGCATGCGAAGCCGCATCGTTAGCTCGAGGCCAGGATGCCGGCGCCGCGCAGCGCAGCGAGCACGCTGTTGAGTTTGGTAATGAGCGCATTGTGCTCGGCTTCGGTCGGAGCATCGCCACCGGAAATGGCGGAGGCATCGGCAATGTGAGCCGCCTGCGTGCCACTGTTGGGAACAATCTTGCCGCCCGTAAGAACCTGAATGGTGCCGCCAGATGCAACGACCAGCGAGTCGCCGCCCTGCTTGCGGTAAACCTTGCCCTGATAGGACATTTGGACCTCGTTTGATGGAGTTAGAGAAAGGACGGGGCGTCATGCCCCGCCCTTAGTCTGTGGAGCCGGCTTAAGCCTGGATCAGGTGCTTGACCGCAGCGGTGTCGCCGAGTTCGCCGTCGAGGCGGATCAGGCCGGCGATGCCGAGATCGGGCCAGAAACGCTCGCGGAGGACGCCGATCATCGGAGAGCCGACCTTGCGGACGAAGTACTTGCCGAAGTCACCGAAGATCACCGACTTGTTGCCGGTGGCAACAGCGGCCATCGCCTGGTTGATCGAGTACGGCTTGCCGAGGAGGTCGCCGCTCATCACGTCGAGCAGATAGCGGCCCTCGCCGTCCTTCAGCTTGCGGATCACTTTCAGGGTGGAGTCCGAGAACATCCAGCGGCACTTCGGGCTCATGCGGTAAGCCGGATCAACCGAGTGCATCAGGTCGATCAGTTCGTCGGCGGTGATCGCCGCCTGCGCTGCTGCCGTCACGCCGAGGGTCGAGGCCGTCACGATGCCGTTCGGGTCGCCGTTGCCGTCGCCCGTGGTCAGTTCGGTATTGGCGCGGCGGCCGAGGCGCTCGCCCAGCAGTTCACCGAGCAGCTGCTCCATCGAGAAGATGGAATCCTGCGACAGTTCCATCGACCAGCGGACGAACTCGGTATCGAACACGTAGGCGTTCAGCACCTTCTGGCCGAAGGTCACATCGGAGCCGCCGTCATCCGTCAGAGCCGTGCCCTCGGTGTGCTTCACAACGGCGACGGTGGTGTCATCCACGGTCGGGATGTTGATCTGCTCGCCGGACGAGGTCTGGATCGTGGTGCAGAGGTTCTCGTCGTACATCGGGCCCCACATCGCCATCGACTTCACGATGAAGTTGGCGAGGGTGACGGGAACGGTGTAGCCGCCGGCCGTGTTGCTGGTGGACTGCGCGCGGAACTCCGGGTTGCGGACGATGCCGGCGCGGAGGACGGAACGCTCTTCCGAAGACAGTTCGGAGGCATCACCACCGCGGGCGATCATCTTCCAGAACACCTCACGATATTCCGGATTGGCGCCGTTGTCCTGGCCGCGGGCCTCGCCGTCCTGGGGGATCGGGCGCTGCTTGGCGCGCTCTTCCTCGGCGCGGCGCTCGATGTCGGCCATCTTCTCTTCGCGCTTGATGACGGCCTCGAGCTTGTCGAACTCGGCCATGATCTTGTCGTGGCGGGTTTCGAGTTCCGCGGCACGGCTCTCGTCCGTGTTCTTGGTGATCTCGTCAAGGGCCTCGCGGGCCTGCGTCATCAGGCGGCCGCGCTTTTCCTGAAGGTCTTTCAGGTTGCTCATGGTGTGAACTCCATTTCTGAGCGTGGTTGATCGGCCGTTTCCGCCTCATGCGGACCCGTGCCTACCTCCGGCGGCTGCCGGGAAATCAGGTGATCAGATGTTGCGGAACTTCTGTTCCTGCAGTGCCTTGCGCTTCAGGCGGTTCAAGGCATTCTGGAAATTGTGCCGCTCGCGTTCCTTACGGACGGAGGCAAGAGACCGGGCCGCGGCTTCCGTCTCGGGATAAGCCGGATAGGTGACGATGCTAACGTCCCAGAGTTCGCCCACCTTCTCGATGATGCGGAGCGGCATGTCGCCCGTCTCGTCCCAGGTTTGAACGCCGCCCTCCATCGTGAAGGCAAAGGACATCTGGTCGATGTCTCCGCGCTTCATGGTGGTGATGAGGTCGCGGGCGACCTGTGTGTCGGGCGGATCAATCTCGACCTTCAGGCCGCGGTTGTCTTCCATGAGGCGCAGCGTGCCGCTCTTGGAACGGCCGAGGACATATTCCTCTTCGTGGTTGAACAGGGCCCGAACATCGGAAGTCTTGATGGCCTCGGTGAACGCGCCCTTGCGGATCACTTCGCGGAAACCCCAATCGCCGCCACCGATCACCGTCTCGCTGTCAAATACCGCCGCATATCCGGTGATCTTCGGGATGTAGTCCTCGCCATCTTCCCGCTTTTCGACCTTGAGGCCGGTCAAGAGGCGCAGTTCGCGGTTCTTCATTGCTGGGTCTCCTGCGCGGCCGGCTGAGAGCCAATCGGCACCGTTGCGCCTTGAATGTGCAATTCGTCTGCAGCCGGGTTTTCATGTGCCGGCCTGTTCTCGATCAGACGCGCTTCATTCGGCGTCAGTACCCCGCTTTGAATGGCCTGGGCCAGACCACCCATTCGGGACGCAAAGTCACCGCGGAGCAGACCATCGAGGTTGTGCTCCACATATCGATTATTGTTCATGCGGCCGAAAATCTTGAGGTTCATCTCACCTTCAAGCGCCGCCGCCCATTGGCCGACTAGGTGTTTGACGAAGAACAGGTCTTGCTGTTCTGAGTTGCTGAACGTGCCATGCGTCAAATCCTGCAGGAACACCGGAGGCATCTGATACGCCCGCGCGATTTCCTCGACCTGAAACCGGCGCGCGTCCGTCATCTGGCCCTTCTCGGGGTCAAACCCCACCGGCTTGAGGTCATGGCCCGGCGGCATCGGGAAAATCGGCTTGTCGCTCGACTTGGCCGTCTCGATGGCGCGGTGAATGTCGTTCATCGCCCGCTTCATGGCCTCGGCGCCTGCAGGGAGTGGGCCAACGAGCGCAAGCGGCGGAACACCGCCACCGGCAAAGAACCCGCTGGCGTAATCGTTCATTGCCAGCGAAAGCTGGATGGCCTTCTCGGCCAACATGATCGGCCCATAATGCCGAAGCATGTCAGGCATCAGCATGAACGCCACGTCGATCACGTCGCTGGCGGGGTATTCCTTGCCGTCGATCCCGTAGATGATGCGTCCGTTCCGGCGCTGCATCGTGGCCCGCGATGGATCGATCGGCCAGATTGCCTCGACATTCGCCCCGGCCCGTTCGATCCATGCCAGCCCGCGGCCGCCGGTAAACACTTGTTGCCAGAAATAGGACCGGAACTTGAACGAATCCATGTCCGGATTAGGGTTCTCATGGATCACGATCTCGATCTTGCCGGTCAGACGCTCCGGGCCTTGCGGCGTCTGCTTGTAGGCGTGGAGCGGAAGAGCCGCGAGGGTACGGGAAAGAAACGCCACCGCCGAGTTGACGGCCGGAACCCGCAACGCAGCATCAATGGTCACGGACGGAAGATTCGTCGTGGAGATTCCGAAGAAACGGAGGAATGCATCGGAAGATACCGGAATCGTCGGGTTCTCGATGTTCCGTGCCTCGGCTTCCTGCCGGCGGCCACGGCTGAAAATGTCCAGAATGCTCATCAAGCCACCAGCGAAAAATTCGGGTCATCCCAAGGTGAGGCAGTCTCTCCGCCGCCTTGGGTATCTCGGGCTTTCAACCCTATTGCCATTGCCGCGGCGACCGCACCGTCGATCCTGAACCGCGTCTTTGACTTGTCCAGTTTGCGATTGCCGGCAGGGTCCGTGACCGCAACGGCATTCGAGAAGCAGAATCCCAGGACGGGGTTTCCATCATGGGCAAAGCGGCGCTCGATCACCGACACCTCAAGGGCATCGATGGCTGGCGCCATATCCTTGAACCCTTGGCCGAACGGCACCAGCCGCAGGCCATGCCCTCCACCGTCCTTGCCATCCACGAATGACGCTAGCCCGATGCCATCAAGCTCCCGCACAAGGTTCTCGATGCGCCAACGGTCATAGGCAAGGCCACGCACGTCATAGTCGGAGCAGACCTCCGCAATGGTGCGGGCGACAAACCCGTAATCGATGGCCCTGCCCGGCGGCGTCTGAAGCCACCCGGCCCGTGACCAATCCCCATATGGCGCGCGGTCCCGGTGTTCGTGGTCCCTGACCAGATCGCCGGGCTTCCAGAACCACGCCTTGATCCGCTCTCCGTTCTCGGCCGACACCGCCACAAGGGCCGTGAGGTCGGTGGTGGAGGACAGGTCAAGCCCCAGATAGATCGGCTCACCGTGCCGTAGCGTTTCGTCCACCTTGCAGGCCGTCCATTCCGACCGCGCGATGAGCGGCGATTGCGCGTCAACCCGCTGGTTGAGGTACAGGTTGCGGAAGCTGGCTTCGAAGCTCGGCATGCGCGCCGCGCGGGCCGCCTGCGTTCGCATATCTTCCAGGCTTCGGAAGTCGCCCAGCGCCGGGTTTGCCTGGCGCCAGACGTCTTCGCTGAATATGTCCTCCGCCTCATCCGGCACCGCGTAGAGGTGGGTGACGGTAGTCGGGTCACTGCTCCGCATCCCGTCATCAATCAACTGCGACAGGATATGCTGCGGGTCGTTCGATTGCGTCGAGATCACGATAAGCAGGGGCTCTGCCCGTGCGCCCATCGCAGTGTCGAGAACGTCGTAGAGTTCCCGACTCTTGGCCTGGGCAAGCTCGTCGTAGATCACCACGGACGGGTTGAGCCCGTGCTTGCTGCCGGCCTCGGCTGAAATCGCCCGGTAGAAGCTGCCGTTAGAACGGCACACGATGGTCTTGGTGGACGGCACCACCGTCAGCAGCGCCCCCAACTCGGGGTCGGCTTCGATGATCTGACGGGCCACCTTGAACACAATGGCCGCCTGCTCGCGCTCGGTTGCGGCCGAATAAATCTCTCCGTTCTGGATCGCCTCGGGGCCGACCAGGTGGCAGATGCACAGCGCCGCAATGAGCGCCGTCTTGCCGTTCTTGCGCGCCACCGACAGAACCGCGCGGCGCACCTCGCGGCGGCCGCGTTCATCCACCGGGTCGTAAACGTCTCGAATAAACCTTTTCTGCCAGTCGCGGAGTTTGAACTGTCCACCCTGCCCCTCGCCGCTCGGGATCGTCAGGCATTCGATGAAGGCTATGACCTTGTCTGACCGTGTAGGAGGTTTTTGCTTCCTAGCTTTCCTGCCCACCGATGAGGCCCTGGAACTTGCTACCGGCACCGCCCGGCGGCTGCGCGGATATTCTTGCTCGAGCACTCGGCGTCATCCCAAATTCGGCCGCGTATCGCACCATGTCGGAGGCCGCCTTGTTGGCAGTTCCAATCAACGGGTTCTGGATCGCGTTGCCGTTTGTGGTCTTAATCATCAGGCCGCGCGTCAGTTGATCGCGCGCTGCCATCTGGTTGATGGCGTCGGTGGCCTGCTTCCAGATGGCGTAGGAATGGCAATAGGCGGCAAGCGCCGTGCGATCCACGATTGTCAGCAGGCCGAGATTGTAAAGCTCCGTGGCAACACGCTTCCATTCGTCCTGCCCTTCGACGGGAAGGAACGGCGGCGGGGCGTGCAGTTCCGGCAGCGGCACCGGCTCGACCGGGTTCACCTTGCGCTTGCCGGGGTTGCCTTCAATGAGCTTGAGGTGCGTCGGCTTCGGTTTACGTCCGCGCATGGGTCAGTTCCTCGCGCTTTGCAGCGATGGCCTCGGTATAGGAGCCGACCGCGTCCTTCTCCCAATTGTAGCGGTGCGCGGCCACGTCTTCGAACGTGCGCCCGTCGCCTTCAAGGATTGCCTTCTGGCCGGTGAAGTCCTGCCACCGCTTGATGGCGACATCGACATAAGGCGGGTTGAGTTCCATTGCGTAGACCGCGCGGCCCGTCATCTCGCCAGCAATGATCGTGGTGCCGGACCCAGAGAAGGGCTCATAAACCGCCTGGCCGGGGCTGCTGTTGTTCTCAATCGGGCGCTTCATGCACTCGACCGGCTTCTGGGTGGAGTGGCCCGTCTCGGACTTTGCCGGCTTGGCAATCTGCCAAAGCGTGGACTGTTTGCGATCACCAGACCAATGCCCAGTTCCGCCCTTACGCACTGCGTACCAGCAGTTTTCATGCTGGGCATGATAGTGACCGCGACCAATAGCAAATTGGCTCTTAGCCCACACTATTTGCATCCGTGGGATTAGGTCACAAGAAACAAGGCTGTCGTGGACAGTACAATTTAACGGACCAGGTGCACACCACACATAGGCGACATCGCCAGGGAACAGCGCCCATGCCTCGCGCCAGTCGGCTTTGTCATCGTTAGCGACCTTGCCTAACGCCTTACCCCCGATCACAGAGCCATCCGCGCGCTTCGCTTTGTTCCGCCAATCGGCGTCGTATTCCACCCCATAAGGGGGGTCCGTCACCATCAGGTGCGGCGAGACGCCAGCCAGCAAGGCCGCCACGTCATCCGCGCTGGTGCTATCGCCGCAGCGGATGCGGTGCTTTCCCAGTACCCACGTATCGCCAAGCACCGACACCGCATTAGCCGGGGCTTCCGGCACCGCATCCGGGTCCGTCAGTCCTTCCGTCTTATCCGCCGTCAACTTGGCAAGCTCGTCTTC